AGGGCGTAACCTGTAGGTGCGAAATTTTCATTTGCATTTAGTAGTTTTGACCAATAACGCAGTCATCCGGTAAACTCCACTTCATCTTCACACCTGTCGATCCTAAATTTCGACCCCATCAAAAGAGAACATATCCCATTGTGGGACCAACTATTACTCTTTTATTTTTCCACAACCGAAGTTTTTGTCCGTTTTTTACAAGTAGAAAGCACGGAAGTTTCAGTTTCATAATATATTCCCTTTTGGTGGAGTCGCTGGGTACCGCCCCCAGGTCCAGAATGTGTCCACGTTGCTTCAACGTTTACATCTTATATATTAACATAAAGGATAGATTAAGTAAACCCACTATATTATATTTTTAATACTGTGACTTTTAAATCACTTTTTACGAAGCTTTGTATATTCATGAGTTATTTTATTAAACCGATATGCTAGCGTGTAATACAAAGTATCGATAGCTTGATACAATTGTTCTAGATTGCCGTTATTATCAATAACATAATCTGCCATCCATGGTTCTAGACTCATTGATAATTTATCTTCAGGTGGAAGATGGTCTGAGCGATCTACCCAAATAACACAATCAATCAAGCCAGCATTCTTGATACCATGGAATTCACGCTTATTACGAAGACCTGCATAGATGTCAGAAATCTCAAAGATCTCACGACCAATGGTAGCAGGATCGTCTTTACAACGTGCAGCAATAAGATTATACCATTCTGATCTATGATTACCACGATCTTCAAAGCATTCTTCTACTGTCTTATAGCCATAGAGTGGAGCTAATACTGGAAATACAGTCTGTTCCGCATTATGCATACTTGACGATGCAAACTGCAATCCATATTTAGATTCAAAATATTCAGCAACAGTATCTTTACCGTGTCGTGCGTGTCCAATAATAAGTAGTTTCATTAGCGACCTTTATGTGTATAGAATATATGTGTATCAATCTTAGCGATACGTGTCATGACTTTGTTCCACGATGGATTAACATAGTCTGCATGATAGAATGTAGAGCCTTCAGTAATATCTACGATGATACCATCATATACTGCTTTAGCTATTTCGTAAACCCCTACATAAGCACTTTTACTACCAGGCACGTCAGATTTACCGTCGTGTGTCCAGGAGAATTGTTTATCTTCCCAAACAACACTACAGATAGTGTTTGGGAAGTGTTTAGATTTTACGCGGTTCATAGTAACATTTGCTACTGCAATTTTACCTGCATCAGACTCGGTTAAAGCCTCGAAGTAAATATTATCAGCCAAGCATTTAAGTTCTGCTGCTCTTGTTTCATTTGCACTAGCACTGGCACATGAAACCACGGCTCCAAAGATGATCGCTGCTGTTATAATATTCGACATGATGTCTGTCATTCGCATATATTTTGCCTCTTTTTATAGTACTTATACTATATTAAAGCTCTGCAAATGTAAACCGTTTAATTCAAATTAATCTAATTTTTTTATACCTAGTGCCCAGTTCTCTGCAGCATCCTCGACATATCGCATGGATTTACCAGGAAAGTCTTCACTAAAAAACTGTTTACCGTTATCATCAAAGTATTCAATGTAAGCCATTTCTTCCTTAAAATCCATGCAAACTTTGCAGTGACCTCGACCGGGTGGATCAGCATAGTATGTGGAAATAGTTCTTATAGTCATAGTATTTACTCCGCTTCGATATCTTCGATAATTTCATCTCGTAGAATAATAGCTTGTCGATCTTTGTCTGTACCAATACGATCGTTTATGAGCTTATATGCTAAGGTGATTCGATCACATCCGGCATAGGCAGCATGCCAGCAATGGTGGTCTGGCTCGTCATATCTACCAAAATAGTACCAACGACATTGCCATCCTGGAACATCCTGAACAGTGACCACGCTCTGTGACTTCAGGTCGTAATACTTAAAGTACCCGTCACCAGTCTCAGACCAAGTAAAAAGTAGCTGATAGGCATTAGCGTTCCAGTTCGTATGCCATCCTACGAATCCGCCTGGGGGATAGTAATTAAAAAGAGCAGAAGAGTGTACACCAAGCACTTCAGGAAATTTCTTTTTTACAGTGTACTCGATGTCTTTCCATTTATCAGGATCTCGCTCGGCCATCTGTGATACAGGCTGTGAAAAGTGTTGTTCAGGATATCCCGAATGCTTTTCATCAAGCGCCATTTGTAACCAGAGATTGTCTTCGTTACAGTAGCGTTCGCCATTTGTCGGTGCATCCTTAGGGTCATAGAAATGATACTTAGGATCATTGTAGCCCTCAATGGATCTGAAGGTATTAACAAATCCATCGAGAGTTTCCAATAATTCTTTATTTCGAATTATTACCTCAGCCATTTACAAACTCATCTACCATTGGGAAGATCTTAGCAATTGCTTTAGCTACTTCACGCGCAACTTCAATGTGTTCTTTTTGTGTTCCGTTACCAGACCGAAGTTCGATATAGTGAACCCAAGAACGAAGCGTGCCATTCATATAGACTTTACTGACTGTATTACCTTCTGGTAGAACACAACGTGCTTGTTCCTTAGCAATACCATTATCAATCGCCCACTGATACGTTAGTCGTGCCTCATGAATAATCTGAGTCTGTTTCATTACCCATGCTTTTTGCAATTCAAGATCATCACATACAATACTATTTTGACGATTCTTAGGATCTTGCATACGAGCTTCTCTTAGAACAAAAGACTCTTCTAGATCATTCGGATCTGCATATCGCTGACTGAATTCCTGGAAGTAGAAGCTTCTGTGACGAAGGATCTGCCGGGCAATGTCCCGTGTCGTGTCGATGCCAATCGTGGCGTTACACATTTCGAGTGGTGACCAATGCTTATGCTTGACAAGGTATCGTACAAGCTTTTCACCAGTCTCATTATTGAACTGGTTAGCTGGGTTAGATACTCGTGCGCAGTAGGCAATAAGCTCAAGTGCGTCACTGAAATGTTCTTTGAACTCTTCTGATGGTGCAGGTTGCACCACCAGAAATGCTTTTGGTTCTGCGTAATTCATGAGCGACCTCCAACTGAAAGTGGATTAGACATACCTTTTTCGGAGTTAGCCATATACTTCTGGTAATCCTTGCCACTGACTTTATATGTTACAAACTTACGATTCGTTTCTTCCTTATTAGGATTTGCCATAGTAAGTTTGATATCCTTACCCTTTGCAAGAGCATTTAGTTTACGGATCATTTTGTCCGCATTGGTTACCCCTTGGTTACCATAACCAATAGATGAACGGCGTTCGCCCTTTGATACATTACCGCTGCTATGTTTTTTCTTACCCATGATATATTCTCCTAAGGTGTAATAGTAATTTCTTTTACTCGGTGTGGTTGTTGTAAGACCCATTCTACAATATCTACGCAGTATTGTAAACCCATTTTTTTATCATTAACATGAGCTACACGGGGTGAATCGAAATATCCAAATCTAATAACGGTGGTATTTACACCTTGATAAAACAGCTGCTGGTTTGCTTTATCTAATGCAGCCTTTTCTATGGCATAAGGGTGAGGTCTGTATTTATCCCCATCGCCTGAATTAGATCCAATATTAATAATTCTTTTTTTCAACTGAGCTGCTCGGTAAAGTAGATCTACCTGTTGGAATTTATCGTGCTTACAGTTAATAAAAATATCACAGTCCTCTAAACGATCTGTGTTACCATACTTATTCTTTAAAGCTTCACCTAGACCACGTCTAGTGCCTGTTATAAAATATTTCTTTCCCATTAGAATTTAAAGCCCTGAAATTTGTTTTGATCTTCGCCTTGGTTCGAATGGTCGAACACTGGGGTGTCGTTTACGAGGTTTTGGTCTGTGTCATCTACATCATATAGTCTCATCTTACTACGGTCAATGCCAATAAGAAACCGTTTGTTCTTGTTTGGATCATTGTATCTATTCTTCAATTGTTTGACCATTAGTTGGCCTTGTGCTTCGAGCTCTTCAGTAGATACAAGTGCAAACATTAAGTCGGCGGTTGCGGGTAGTCCAAAAGACTCGGACGTATCTTCAAGCCCAGGATCCGAGCTATTGAAACCTGTACGAGTCGTCTGCGTTGCAGATACGATCGGTAGGTCGAACTCAACCGCAAGACCACGTAGCTCTTCAGCAATTGCTTTAATGTACGCATAACTGTTTACTGATCCTCCCATTTTCATACGCGATGATGAGCATATGTTTAGATAGTCTATCATAATAATGTCGGGTTGGAAACCCTTTTTTAGCTTTAATTCGTTTAGTAGTGCACGAAAGTGATTGGCATTAGCAGATCCTGTTGGATATTCTTTTACAATCAACTTGCCGTTTGTCTTGGTCTTAAGACGGTTCACCGCATTACTAAACATCTCTTTGCTCATATGCTCGATCTGATCAATAGGCACATCAAGCAGGTTAGCATCGATACGTTCAGCAATACGTTCTTCGCTCATCTCCAAAGTAATGTATAGAACATTTTTACCTATGTTAAGAGCACTAGCAGCAAGATGGCACATAAACAAAGACTTGCCCACACCCGTGCCTGCCAGTGCAATATTGAGAGATTTATTAGAAAGTCCTCCCTTCGTGATCTGGTTGAAGAGGTCGATGTCGAAGGGGGTTTTTTCCTCTTGGGCATGATAGAATTCATATCTTTCCTCTACGTTTTCCAGATAGTCGTGACCAATGTTAGTATCGAATGTGACCGATAGTGCCTTAGTGAGTAGATCAGGTAGTGCATCTTTAGTGAGCTTCTGGTGCTTACCATCGATAATAGTAATAGATTCCATGACTGCATTAAACAGTGCACGGTCCTGACACCACTTCTCTGTACGGTTATAGAGCCACGTTTCGTCTACTTCTTCAGTACGAAAGATCTCAGGGATAATCTCTACTGCATGGCGATACTGTTCATCATTAAATTTAGTAGACTCGTCTAGTTCAATCTTAAATGTCTCTGCGGTAGGCAGTATGTTGTACTTAGCAACGAATTGTGCTACTTCACGAAATAGTTGCTGGTATACCCCTTCAAAGTATTCTGGTTGGATAAAAGGGAGCACACGACGCATGTACCCATCGTTAGTCAATATGTTTCTTAGAACGGTTTGTTCTATATTTGCATTAATCAAAGTTTACCCTTTTCTCGCGTTATTATTGGCTTAATAGTAACATATATTTTATAACATGTAAACCGATTTAAAATCCTTATCGTATTCTTGTATGTACTCTACAAGAGTTTCCACATGGTCTTTCTTTCCCTCTGCCGTCCAACCTTGTAACTCATGTGCTTGTTGCATAAAGTTAGCAAGTTCCATCTTAAGTAAAGGAGCGTGAAGCTCTGGAGGAAATTTAAACTTATTAGTAATTATATCATTACTACGATCAGGCATATTGCAAAACAAGTAGACGAGGTATTCTGGTGATGGTCCAATAACTGAAGAAAGGTTCTCACGTGTGATCTTACCTGACAGCTTATCACTTTTAAAATAAGCTGTTTCGTAGAGAGAGTGACATAAGCCAGCATAGCATAGCCCGATATCACATCCCCACGATCTAAGAATATCGTAGGTGCCAAACAGGTGGCTCATAAAAGAACCACCTGTGTGACCGATACCTTCGACCTGACTTTCTACCCATTTAATTACTTCATATGGATCA